CAGAAGGCCGAGATTGAGTCCAAGTTAGCTCCTCCAGATCCTGCCAAGAGCATCCAAGCGCAGGCTTTTGAGAACATCATGCGTAGGCATGAGTTACAGAAGATGGAGACTGAACTCAGGGAGATGCTCATCTACGAGTTAGGTATGCCGGGAGTCTGGAAAGACTTTACCACAGAAAGGCATAGACTAACCCTAGAACTTGAAGGGCGCATGGCTCAAGAGCTAAAAGAAAAAAGAATAAGAGAGGCTAGACAAGCTAAAAAACTAGAGAAAATGAAGATTAAAGCAGCTATATCCATAGCTGTTTTTCTTTGGTTCTTTGTATTCTCAACCCTTATGTATGGTCTTTATCTAGATGCGCAGGAGCGTAAGCTACTAGATAAGTTTAATCGTAAACAGTTTGAATCTTTATGGATCAGTGATCCTAATTATGCTGAGTGTTGGAAGTTATTCCAAGAAACCTCAATGCTCCCTAGTTTTTGTCGAAAGGAAAATTAATGCTAACTCTACTATCTACCCTTATCAGCTTCCTCATGGGCGGCTTGCCTAAGCTTCTAGACTTCTTCCAAGACAGGTCAGACAAGAAACACGAGCTTGCCTTGGCTGCTATGCAGACTGAGCGTGAGCTTGCCATGCTTGAGAAGGGCTATGCTGCACAGGCCAAGGTCGAGGAGATCCGTCTAGATGAGATTAAAACCTCCAGCAGTGCTGAGACTACTCAGGCCATCATTGGTGCTCAACAGGCTGAAATGCAGGCCATCTATGCCCACGATATGAGCCTGAATGAGGGTACGTCTCAGTGGGTAAAGAACCTCCGTGCTCTGGTGCGTCCCTTGATTACCTATGGCTTCTTTGGCCTGCTGGTTATGATCGATATTATGCTCTTCTGGCAAGGGTATCAACAGAACGTAGACTTCGTGACTTTATCTGAGCAACTGTGGGATAATGACACTCAGGCTCTGTTTGCTTCTATCATTGCTTTCCACTTTGGTGGTCGGGCTTTTGGAAAATGATAAGCGATAAAGCTATCGAAATGATTAAACACCATGAAGGCGTTAGACAAGCTCCATATCGTTGTCCTGCTTTCTTGTGGACTGTTGGTGTTGGTCATGTTATTGACCCGAATCATATCAAAGTACCTTTAGAACAACGTAAACAACTTGCTATTCCTGAAGGCTGGGATAGGAAGCTTACGATGGAGGAAGTTAATGCGATTCTTCAGAAAGATCTTGAGTCTTTTGTCAGAGGTGTTCTACGTCTCTGTCCTAACGCTGCTGCTAATCAAGGCCACCTTGACGCTCTTACCAGCTTTAGCTTCAACGTAGGACTAGGCAACCTCCAGAAGTCCACCATACGGATGAAATACAATCGTGGGGACATTGAAGGGGCGGCTGAAGGCTTCCTAGACTGGACTAAGGCAGGAGGTAAGGTGTTACCCGGCCTTGTAAAGCGAAGGAACGATGAAAGAGCACTTTTCTTAGGTGCATAAAAGAGGCCCCGTGAGGGGCCTTTTTAGTTACCAGAAGAAGGTTAGTTGAATGAATCCAAACATTAATACAATGCCTGTGGCTTCATACATTTCCTCATCATCTGTCTCAACGTACAAGGTATCTGCATGAGCGATACCGAATACGAGTCCGTGGATAAAGTCTAGACTGCAGCTCATCAGAATGCAATCTCACAAGCCCCGGCAGTGCAAGATAGCATCTGAGCACCTTCCACGTTGTCAGTACCTTCCTTAAAGGCTTCCCAGTCAATGTCTTTGGGCATTGCTAGAGCCATGTTCAGGTACTCACCAGCGGTGATCTCCTCGTAGGGAGCCTGACGATACGTACCGCCATCATAGGGAAGATAAGACACGCCAGTGACTTCATCGAAGTGATCCCAAGTCCAAGCACCGACCTTAGGCCACTCTGACTCATTCACAGAGATGGTCACAGAGGGCTTATGCTCGCACCAGTGACGCTGGAACACCAGCCAGAGATCCAAGTGCTCAATGGCGCTCAGATCCTCTCGCAGCACCGCCCCATCTCCTACCTTCTGCGGGAAGCTAAACACGGTGGTTGAATCAGGCTTCATCACACACGGCTCAGATGGGAAGCCTTGAGACTTCAGGAAGTTCGTCAGAGGATCTTTGTTGTCAGAACGCACACGGCGAATATAAAACTTAGAATGTTGGGGATGGATACCAGAAGCAGTTCCCGTAAGCTGAGACACAGTTCCTTCCGGTTTAACACAAGTAATAGCGGCAGAAACAGGGATGTTAAGCTCACCAGCCATCCAAGCGTTTGTATCAATAGCAACATTCTTCAGCTCCTCGAGGCGCTTAGGCAGGTCTAGGTCATAGGCGCTGTTCAGCAACGGATTATCCAGAATACCGGTCATAGACACACCCAAGAGACGCTCTTCCTCGGTATTGGTTTGCCAGATCTTCCGCAGGTACGGGAAGTGGGTCATGGTCGATTGAAAAGTCCCCAGAATCGTTGCCAAGCGCACCTTATTACGAAGTCGATCCATATCATCCCCGTTACGAACAATAACGGAAGAAAGATTGCAAAATTGATAAGGTCTAAGGATAATTTCACTACAAGGGTTAGTACCCCATTCTTTATCCAAGCTACGGCGTCCATTCTTTTCTGCTTGAAGTTCTGAAGCATATCGGTTGAAGATTCCTCGCTCACCTGAGTGAGATTCATAGATGTTAGACCATTCACGCATGAACTGACCAACGTCAGGCTTTACCTCATACACGGCACTGTTGTTAGCCAAGGCTCGTTGACCGTTACCGTCCCACCAGTTACCTGCCTTAGCGTGAGCCATACGGTCATCACCAAGGTCAGACAGGGAGATCATAGCACTACGGCGCACTCCGCCCACGACAACAACTTCCCCGATCTTACAGAGAATATCATGACACTCGATGGTGTGTAGCTTACGCCCCACAGCTCCTTTGAACTTGGAGATAACATATTTAAACAACTCCACCAGAGGCTCTGGGCCGCTTGCTCGTCCACCGAAGGTCTTAAGGCGTGTACCGGCAGGACGAACTGCGGAAACATCCCACTTCGGGATCTCACCGGCGTAGAGAAGGGCAATGATCTGACGGAGAGCCTTTGCCCATCCTTCCTTGGAGTCTTTAACAACAATAGTAGTATTGCTATCGTACAGCTTTTCAGGAATCTCTGGTAGTTTGTTAACATATTTCTGCTCCACGCTAAAGCCCACGCCTGTGCCACACAAGAGGATGTACATCGCCTCATCGAAGGCTTTGGGATCATCAATAGGCAGATACGAGCAGTTATAGCCAGCGATGTTCTGACGCTCCAAGGCATCTCCAGCAGTCATAATTGACCGCATCGAGGGCATAACTTCTAGGTTAGTTACGGCTTGTTCCAGCTCATAGCGAAGGGCAGGACTGAGCGTATATTGGTGCTTTTCCTTAAGGTGCTTCTCCATGAAGTTAAAGTATCGAGCAACTGTCTCCTCCCAGTGCTCACGGCGTCCTTTATCGTCTAGGAACCGGCTGTAACGGCTTTTTGCAATGTAAGTTTGATAAGGTGTCATCTTTGTCCTTGTGTTGTTTTTGTAGGGTCGGATATTTTAATAGGCTTCAATCATTTTGTCAAGATACCAACGGGCTTTCTTTAGATCTTCTACTCCATTTTTATCCATAAAACGCATCAAATATTGCATCATTTGAACATAATCTGATTCAAATAAACGATAACTACCCGGATTTATAGGGGAAACATAGACTTTATAAACTAGTTTTTCAATAACATTCCTAACTTCAATGCCTAGTGAATAATCAGCTCGTTGAGAGATTTCAAAAGGCTCAAATAGCATATAGTGCTTAGGACGCTCCACGGAATCATATTTTTCTTTCTTTTCAGGTAAATTCAATGATTTCATATAATCCTCAATTTGTTCAGTTGTCGGTTTGGCTTGTTGAAACGGTGTCCATTCGTCCATATTTCTTCTCCAAGTATTCAATGCTTAAAAACATTTCATCAAAGTGTCCGTCTTCAACCTCGTTCATCACGAGAAGACCCCGCCAATGACGGTTACTAAGCTGATCCATATAACTCTCATCGTGCAGATAGTAGCTACCAACCACAATAGCTGTGATAGGTCGTCCATCAGCTCGTTTACCATAGGCGACTTGTTTGCCCTGCTGGTGTCCAGCAACACACGACATATGTAGCTTGCTGATAATAGCAGCAGGAGACGATGCAGGTCGTCCCATAGCGCCAACAGGCCAGTAGTGGTTAAAACCAACACCATTAATGAAAACAGGATGTAGGAACCCATGTACTTCCCAGTCAGATTCATAGCCTAAGTCCTTTGTTGAGATCAACCCTTCAAGGGTGGGATTGTTGTTTACAGCCCTATCAATACGATTCTCATGGTTACCCAGAGTCAGAACCATCCGAGGCTTGTAGACCTTCTCTTTGTTCTTCTTCTGACGAGCTTGCAAGTCTTTGAGAGGCTTCAGGAGCATCTTCATAGCTTGCTTCGTAACGTCAACATCAGACTTGTACCTAAGACCTTCAAAGTACTTGGAGCCTTTAATATCGTGGGAAGACAGACTAGGCATATCAGCAAAGTCCCCGATGTTAACAACAATGTCAGGCCGATAATCCGTAATAGCCTGACCAGCCCAAGTAAGATGCTCCAGAGGAACACCTTGCTTGACTTGACAATCTGGTATGACAAGGATTCTCATTCGTCAAACGGCTGATGCTCGCCACCATTGTTAAGCTCAGGATGCTCACTTAGCAGGCGCAAGAACTCTTCCCTTTTAAGTTCACGCCCGGGAGCTGCTGAATGGTTATGGTCAAACATCGGGAAATTAACCGCATAAAACACATTCTCTTTGATCGAGTACCCATAATGCACTTCTATTACCTTGATGATGTCTTCCAACACTTTCATCCAAGTAGTGCCTGAATACTCCATTCGCTGCTGAATGTATTGATTAGGAAAGTCATCCAGATCAGAGTTATCTTGGTCGATGCTGATGGTAACTGTCGTGTCTTTGTGAATCATAGGTTTCTCCTGTTGAATTTGATGAAAATACTCTTCAAGCTCCATTTAAGACCTCCTCAAGTGAAGGAAAGTGTTCAAAGATTATATCTCGACACTGTTCTGCTACCTCACGATGTTCCTTCTGTGTAGCCTTATCGCAACGAATGTCAATGTAATGAATCCAGCTACGCAGGGTTCCATTCATGTACAAACGAGAGCTTGTAAGACCTTCAGGGAGAAGTGCTCGTGCTACCTCTTTAGCGATACCTTTGCTGATGGCAGATCCGTATAGGAACTCAGCTTCCTTGGTCAGGTGATTCTGCACCTCGTCCCACCAAGTAGCCAAGTATCGATCTTCGTCACTGCCATAAACATCCACTTCTAGGCTATTCTGGCGATTAACAACATCCTGCTTACGGCATTCACGCTTCTCAAAGGCTTCTGCCACTGCATAGCGTTGGCTGAACTCTTGGAAGCTGAAGCTACGATGACGCAGGATCTGACGAGCAATGTCTCTGGTGGTTTCAATCTCCATGCAGACGTTGACCATCTCAAACGGACTCCAGTGCTTGTTTTTAACCAAGTACTTGAGAAGTTTTGAAGCCGTCTGAGGGTTGTTCTGGTTCGCTGGATTGCTTACCCTTGCCATGTACGCTACCTTTTCCTCGGCTTCTGGAGTTACCCACATTAGACTCACTTGACTCATTTCTAAAGTTCCTTACAAAGTATTCAGCATCTACGATCACAAGAGGCTTACACTGGTTCTGTTTGATAAAGACAACAGGCTCATGTGTCCCGTGTGAGCAGGCTTGATTGTAGAAGTCATACACAGCGATACGAGCATAACTCTTACATTCAATCTGCCACGGATAGATTCTACGAGCCGCAGGAGACAGCATTACGTCCTCTCCACCTGCACCCATTGAGGTGGACTTAATATCGTCCCCTTCAAGCTCTGGAGCGTGTTCTAAGAGCCTTGCTGCTGCCCACTTCTGTAGGTTCCGTCCCTTTGCCTTTGCGCTACTTGTTTTCAAGCTTTAGTCCTCTCGTATTGATGCAGGAAAGATCCAAAAGCATCGGTGTATTCTTCATCATGATTAGTCTTACCCATCGTGAACAGAATTGCATGAACCAACTCGTGGAAGAAGGTCTGTTGCGTCATCTGCTCATTCATTCCTGATCGGATGATGATTTCTTGGGTGCTGGGGTTGCAGAGTCCGTACTCGGTAATTCCCTCAACGTACCTGACTGACCACTCGAATCCTGCAAGGGTAAAGGTGGAAGCCACAGTT